GCCGTGGCACCACCGAGCCCAGGAATGCTGGAGAACCACGACTTGGCAGCAGGTGCAGCAGCTGTACCTGTGGGTGCAGGTGGAGCAGCAGATGGAGCAGGAGGAGCAGCAGCGACAACAGGGGAACCGCCAAGACGAAACGTCTCACTGCTACTTCCACCATTTCCTACAGGCGCCGATGGGACGGTGTCACGAACAATGCGAATGCTGTCACCGCCACCGGATGGCTTCACATCAAATGTGACATTTGTATCATCAAGGCTCACAAATTCGATATCATCAACCGCCTTCATTTCAGCTGCCGGAGATGCCGGACGACCCATAGAACCCGCAATCTTGCGCTGATTGCCGAGGAGACTTAGGTCGTAGTCGTTCTGGCTAATATCAAGAGAGCGTCCCATATCCTGGCTCGCCGAGATTTCGGGGAACGATCCCCCATCGGATATACGGATTGTAGGACCGCTCATTGTTTCCTTCTTTTACCTCCTTTGTCTTCGTTTTAGATTCCCAAACGCAAATGGCAAAACATATTCAATTATAAATTGAACATGTTAATAATGAATTATACACTTATTTACGTTTGTTTTTATGGGTCTTGCGACGGCGTCCGCCACCCGTTGTATTTTTATCCAAGTCTTCTACTTCGGACATAGGAACAACATACATAGCTATGTCTGTTGTACTTACATACTCAAATATTAATTTAGGGTTCGTTTTGTAATAATCATTCTCACTTACGCTATTCTTATAATCTTTATCATACTCTTCATATAAGGTTCCGTTAGTTTTTTGATCTATCTCTAAATCAAAATTGTACTCAGTATCATCATCCGTTAATTTTATTAAAATATTATACCAATTACCAGTATACATTTTATTTAGAGTAGTAACATTACCAAAAGCGCCACTATCTGTTTTTGTAATAACGCATAACAGTTTTCCAAGATCTTTTAAATATTTTTGTCCATCATCCTTATTAGATTTTCCAGTCGGTTTATATCTGTTAGGATTATTTTCCATTTTTTTTAATAAGTTATTAATCAGTTTGTTTGACATTTCTATTTATTCATAATAAATTACTGGCGATAAGCCATCAAAAATGCATCCGCTAAATCGGACTTCTTGCTTCGACCAGCAAAGAATGTAGCCCAGCTAGCAGCCCCCACGCCACCCTTTGCTAACAGCTCAGCGACGTCTGCCTCTGCGCCATCCTTGCGTGCCTTATATTTAGAAGCCGCAGTTGCACCGCTAATATCCACCACCCCACGGGATTTGACACCTGCGTGGACAAACTCAATCCCACCGGTCCATATATGCTCCGTTTCCAACCGATGTGCTAACAGTGTATATAGCATAATCTGTACCGATTTCATAGTAGGATTGGTCATCGCCGGCTGATTTTCGAGCCGAATTGCCGTACCTCGAGCCATTGTTGGAAGTACAGATGTCAACCAGGTATTCATGGCACGCCGAATCGTATCCAACGAAACAGACATTGTCTTTACCGCTTTCCAGGGCACTAGATACTCCCTCTGCGCCCACGAAACAAGTTCGGGCTTTTTCATCTTCTTTGCATCCACTCCACGACCAATCGCAAGCGCCTTGAGCTCTTTTGCGCCCATATCACATGGCAAACAGGGCAATGACGGCTTCGCCGTAGCCGATTTCTTGACACGGACACCACTAGCACACGCCTTACACCATTTCATCGAATCCGCTACTGAAATCCACTTTGCGCCGCCGCCACAACCGGCGCACGATTTGGCAGTCTGGGAGCTCTCACCACCCTCAAGTAAATCTACGTTGTCCCAGGCGATCACGGACCATTCTCCAGAAATACCGTGTTCAATGACGCAATACGCCAGATTACGGATACCCATATCAAATCCTACAAATACGGGCATCTCAATAGGTCTCTATTTAGAGTAAGATTTAGACCTAATCTCAGAGACAAAATGTCCACCAAGTATTTTATTCTTACAAAACAGTCTACTGATGATATCTCAAATGATGAATATAATCAAATAGTGTATCCCAATTCAAAAGCATCGTATATTCTACCTGCAAACAATCTACCGTATTATACGGAGCACGGACTCTTTGAAAAGGGTCTTATTCAATGGTGTAAGCAGTTCTGTAAACAGGGCACAGTTCTAGATATTGGTGCGCATACAGGAACCTATTCTATTGCACTTGCGGGTCACGCTGCCAAGATTCATAGTTTTGAGCCCCAGAAGATGACCTTTTATGCATTGTGTGGCAGTATTGCGCTGTCCAACGCAAAAAATCTAACGGCGCACAACATAGCCCTAGGTGCCCCAAATCAGGTAGGAACAATGACCCTAAATATTCGTAGTGATGACGGTGGTGGTTCGTCGCTACAGCCGTTTGCCGATCCGGTACTCGCACAAGAGCAGGTCGAAGTACGAAGCTTGGATTCGTATAATTTTCGAAATATTACATTCATAAAGATGGATGTAGAGGATAATGAGTTAAATGTTCTTAAAGGTGCAACAGAGACAATTAAACAGAATAATTATCCTACGATTATTTTTGAGTCCAACCGAGAAAACAAACCGCTCTTTTCATATATTACGGATGTACTAGGTTACGGTAATATTATACCTATCGGCGGCACCAATAATATGTTCTTAACGGAGCCGCCAAAAACTCCTCCTCCTCCGTCGTCTATAAACCAGGTTCAGATACCCGAGTGCGTAAAAACCGATGCTCAAACTTATTATCAATCGCTAGGAATTAAGGAATGAATCCACAATACCTAGCGGATGTGAAATTATTAATACCTGCTTCTACCGAAGCAAGTATTAAGGCGCACCAAATCGCAATTAACGAGGCAAAAAAGTACCCCGTTCGATTTTACGAAGTCTACTTAGAAATATATAATAGAGAGTTTACCGTTTTATTTAATGATATAATTAAACAGTTCGGATAAATTCCCATCCCATATCTTCACAAATTTTCTGCCAAATCTTATCTTGCATGTACAATTTTTCTCGGCTTTTGAGCAAGGGAAAGCACGGTAAATAATCGTCGAGTTCCAGCAGTTCGCAGAACTTATAGAGTACGAATGAATATGATAAGAAGTTCGAGCGCTTCTTAGGGCAATGTTTCACGAAACTAAATTGGATTTCCTTAAACATATACCGAAGCTTCTCTTCGATTTCCCGTGATAAAACCGGCGCCGAAATACCGTTGAGCCGGTTTAGAATATGTGCTACGTGGTCGTAGCAACGATTTAACTTTAGCTTTTTAATAACGTCTTTGAGTTTGGACGGTTTGAGTTTACTCATGTCGGTAATACGTTCCTTGCGGAGCTCTTGTTTGATTTGATCCAGAATAGCGGGCGAAATTTCAGTGGTTTCTTTTGCTTGAAATTGCGCCAACCATTCGTTCAAGTGATTAATTTTCTTATAAGCGTAGTACGACATTTCTCTTGGTGGGTCCTTGTAGGACGGCTTCTCAGAATCAACCAGAACATAGTCACGGTATCCGCATTGAGGGCAGTCCAAAAAGGTTTCATTAAATAACATTTCTGATTCACAAATGGCACAATTTCCAAAATTTTCTGTAATCGATGAAGCGATACTATTTTCGTGTTGGATAGCGGTAGGATTGAGTGCAGTCAAATACGACTCGAGCGCTTTATCACGCTTGAATCCAATAGTATTTGTAATCGCTGATGCTCGCCGTACCTCAGGTATTAAATCATTTGTTTTTGTCGATTTATCATCAACGTCTGTAGTAAAATAGGAATATACACTATTTGCGGGTATTTTGCCTTTTGTCGCCGCTTCCATGGGCTTCTCACCGCCAGCAATTCGCTCCTGCGCATCGCTATAAGAAAATAGGATATCACCGACCCGTAAAAAGTAATCGGCTTCGGCAGTACCATCCTCCAGTTTTTGAATAGACTTTTCCAAAGCCACCACCTCTTCTTCTAACTTTTGTCTGGAAGCCAGGACGACTACATCATTTGCGTTGGTCAACGCACTTGGCTCTAGAAACTGCCGTTCTACGGCAGAAAGTTTCTCCTTTTTTTCCGAAAGCTCTAAACGTAACCTCGGAAGATTATGCTTTTCTTCTCGGATTTTATGGATTTGTTGTGTATGAAAAGATTCTAATGTTTTTGCCGGTTCAAGCGTCTTTGGTATTCGCTGAGCAGCAGACTCGTTTTCACCTATCGATTTTAATAGGTTATCTAACGATAAGGGTTCGGACATGGGTACCACTTATACTAAGAAAAGCAAAAATATAGGTTTAGACCATGGGGACTTTAGATGCCGGAATTCTTGGCGAAAAACCTCCCGGAGCCGAAAATTATTTTCTCGGGCACAGGTATAAACAACAATGGGCTCCGGTGGTCTTATGCAGCTTGTCGCCTACGGTGCGCAGGATATCTACCTAACGGGCAACCCCCAGATTACCTTCTTCAAGGTCGTCTACCGCCGCCACACGAACTTCGCCATGGAGTCGATTGAGCAGACGTTCAACGGCTCGGCGAACTTCGGCAAGAAGGTGCAGTGCACGATCAGCCGCAACGGCGATCTGATCCACCGTGTCTACCTCCAGTGCACGCTCCCCCAGGTCACGCTCCAGGCGTCGGACGGCTCGGGTGCGCAGTTCCGCTGGCTCAACTGGGTTGG